AAGGGGCCGAGACAGTTGGATAAGCCATTTAAGGACTCCTTTAAAAATTAACGACCAAGAGATACCTCACTGCGCCTATCTTTAAATAGAGGCATACGAGGATCATTGTTTTTCATGAACGTATTATCGACCGACTCCATCTGAGACTTATTCTGATTGGCGTAGTACGCCTCACGTTGTTTAAGGAACTCTTCAGGAATACGGCACAATAACAAACCACCTACTTCAATATTGCCTTTAAAGCGGCCTTCTTGAGTGGCGTGCATCATCATCTCAGGATAATCTTCTGCTCTCACAGGTTCATACCCTTCACGGAACTTAGAAGAAATATTAGCGGGATCGGCAGTACCCATCATGCTAATACGAATATATCGATGTGTCCAACCAGGTCTAGGGTCAGGCATAGGTAAAACTTCAGGTGGCCTCCAGGATTCTGGCCTCATCGTCTGAATTTCCCTTGTTTCTGTCTCTCTAGGTTTGCGCACTTGATTCTCAGCCATGATTATTCTCCCCTTCTATTCTGTTTAGCAACCTCTTTAGCGTAGACTTCCAATGGAATTCCAAGCTTTTTGGCGATATTAACCTGTGATGTTGTAAGCACGATCTTTTTAGCCGCTGTACTTCTTGTCGCAGGTGCAACATTCGATTTGGTAGATGAAGGAGTCGCATTCACCTGTCTCACAGACTCGAAAGCATCTGGGAAACGATCTTTCATTTCGGCATCAATCCTCTGGTAATACTCATCGCTAGTCGGATCAATTCGCTCGTCTTGCGTAAGTTCTTCGTGCAGTGCCAATGCATAACTTGTCATGCGTCGGTTTTGCCCGAACCAGGGATTACGTGAACGCCAGTCTTCCGTTTTATAGTGAAGGCGTGGCTGTTCCGCTTGCCGTTGTGGTATTTGTACCTCATTCCGTGACTCTTGTAAAGGGGTGGGCTTAAAGTTTTCAATCTTGTCAGCCTTGAGGACTGTCGTTGTTAACTCTCTTTGAGCCTCCGCAATAGCAAATGAGTCACCAGATTCATAGGCAATGCGCAGCCTGGCTTCTGCCATAGACAGCTCATTGTCCATTACTTTCTTAGCCTGTTCTAAGAGAGCAGTATGCCCCTGGTTCAATGAACCCTTGAGCTTTTGGTTTTCTTCTAGAACAGCTTGCGCCAATCTCAATGCTTCCTCACGCTCACGAGTAGCTGCCTCTTTGGCTCTTCGCTCTTCGTGATAACCCTTAGTGAAATGTTGTATTCTCTTCTTGACGCCTTCGTTGTAACTTTCCAACTCTTCGTCCGAAAAATCTTTTGGTGCTTCGGCCATAGGTCTACGGTTCCGGTCTTCTGGAGGGGTATCGTCTACCACCTCGACTACAGGGTCATCTTCCAATTCAAATGCAACGTCGTTGCCTTCTTCATCGGGAAACTTGTATTGTTTAGTATCTAATTCAGCCATGTTATCTCCTTAAGCAGCACGGGAAATTCCGCGCGGGTCTTGCACAACTGCTTCAACTTGATCATCTTTAATGATCCTAAACTCCTTGCCATGTATCTTGATCCTTGTTCCCGTATTAGGACGAACAATAACAAAGTCACCTTTTTGGCATGAAGGGCCACTGGGGAATCTGGCTTTATCCGCGTAAGCATCAGGCCCCAATTCGATTACAAATAATACTGGCGACAGTACTTCTTCGTAATGCATTGTGGTTCCGGCTTTGACCAATCCGCTCTCATACTCTTCATCGATGTCCGGTAGTACCGTTAGCAAATGAAATGTCTTGGGCGCTGGAATCTGTCTCGCCTTTTCTTCAGCTGTTTGGGGCAACGTTGTCGCAGTTTCCCCGTCTTGACTTATCAATAATTCACTCATCGTCATTTTCCTTATATCTCCGCACGAGGTCTTCTATCTCCTGTTCGCAGGTGGCTAGACCACGGATCACCCCCACGATTTCACGATAGGAAGCGTAATCGTTTACACTTCCATTCGCTATTGATTCAGTAAGTTGATTGCGACGATCTCCAATCTTCCTACTTAATAAGCTTAAAACTTGTTCAATCATTTTCTTTCTCCCAATTTAGACATGGCCAACGCAGCTTTCACTCGAGCTTCTTGCTCTTGCTGGCGTATCTTCTGCGCATGTAACTGCTCGTTCATCACCATGTCTTGCTGGTGGATCTGGGCTTTTTGTTGAAGCTCTTGTGCTTTGGCAGCAGCTGCCGCTTGCGGTGCTTGTGCAGCCTGGGTCTTCAACTGTAGCTCTGCTTGCTTGATCTGCAAATCGCCTTGGACTTTCTGTGCTTTAGTTTGTGCTTCCATCTGTGCAATCTGCAACTGGGCTTGCTGCATTTGGATCAATGGATCCTGTGCCTGCTGCTGAGCTTGCTGTTGTGCAGCTTGACCCTTGGACATTTGAAGAACCTGCTGACTTGCCTGAGCAACCAGCTTGGCCAACTCAACTTCCATTTCTTTTGGCAGCTCAGCGTCTGGTTTAGGTAAGGTAGCACCCAACTGCTTTTCGATCTTAGATCTATATTGGAAAGCCAAGTGCTCTGCAATATGAGCCATGATCGCGCCCTGTATCTGTTGAGCCATGGGGGTCTGGCCAATCTGAGCCATCAATAAGGGGTCTTGCATCATTGCCGAGTGAACAGCAATGTGTGCGTCGTGATCCTGATAGATGAAAGCTTTTGTAGGTTTGCCAGTCAAGAACGACATGTTCTCGGATACTGGATCGCGTGGCTTCTGATCATCATCAGTGGGCACAAGCTTGTCCGCATTTTTGATACCCAAGACTTCCAACATCTGTCTATGGAGATTAGGCAAGTTATAAATCTGGGGAGCTTGCTGCGCCATCTGCATAGCAGCTTGGTACTGCATGATCCTCTGAGCCATGGTGCTCGAGTTGGGGTCAGATACTGGGATGATATCCACTGCATCGTAGTCTTCTTGCTTGGCTTTCTTGTCCGAAGTGCCAGGCGTATAAGCGTATCTCTTAGGAGCGAAGTCCCTAATGATGTCCTTGAGTAACTTGAACTCCTGTTTCATGGAGTAATGGACGCGGGCCTGGACAGCAGACATGGTCTTCAGCTGTCTTTCCAACAAAGCCAAGGTCGTTCCTACTGGAGCATTCCCCGACATATCGGAAATGTTCATATCGCTTACAGATCCAAGCTTTCTTGCCTCATCTGTAATCTTTGCCAGTAAGCCGGCCAACACTTGACTGGGTTCCTTGTAGGGAAGGGTCATGATGTTGTCTTTGATCGACCCACTTGGTACGTCTACATCCCTGAATTCACCAGGAGCTATAGGCGTATCGTCCCCTTTTACCCTCAAACCACGTGATTTCAGTCCACCTGGCAGGTTAGCAAGGGAGCCAGCGTCCACCAACTGGCGAATAATCATGGTTCCAGCCCTAGCATACCCACCTATCAGGTGAATAAGACCAAAACCGTAGGCTCCAAACCCAGGAATGTACGTATATTGGACAAAATGCTGGCGTTTAAGGTGCTTTTTGTCCCCTTCATTCCAATTTCTACGGATAGCCAGTACCTTATTAGTCCCTCTATCGATCGTAATCACGTACGGCAGGGCGATTTCGTCCTCATCTTCATAGCCAGGTAGGTTGTAATCAGCGTGAATCTCGCAGATTTGGTATCTGTCGTCGTCAGTTATAGAGTATCCGACCTCATCAGCCTTCTTTTTCTCGATATCCGTGGGAATTTGTACCGGTTCACCCAGCTCTAAATCCCTATAAAACCCCTCAACCTGGAGTTTCCTGATGTCATTCTTGGTCTTTCTCATCAAATGAGTGACCCGCTCACAGTGCATCACACCACTTGAGCCATAATGCATGATCAAATCTTCTGCTCCGACGTACATTGCCATCGCACGACCCAGCGCTGGATCAGGATAAATCTTCTTAAACGCAGATCCAATCAATCCTAAGTTCAAGAGTAAACGTTCATGCTCTGGCCTATACTCCAACATGACGTCGGTTAGCTCATAGTTCATATCCTCCTGAACACGAGCGGCCATCTCTTGTTTTAACTGGTCGATTGCACCAATGATCTGGGTCTTGACTGGGCCCGCAGCAGGGAAACATTCAGATATCGTCTCACTCTGGAACCTGATCGCAGCTTCAGTTAAGACTGTAGAGAAAACACCACACGCTCCATTCCAAGGTTCTGTTCTCTCTTCATACTTCATCCCCAATACTTCTAGACCCTTGACATAGGTATCAGCCCAATCCTTACGGCTATAAATATCCTGGTCTACCAATTGCATCAGCTCACCGGCGACTTGCATCAGCTCGCCTTCATTCATCTCCTCAGCTAAGTTGGCGTAGAAATCATCGCTGTAATCAATCCCTTTACTAGGCTCCAGATTAATCTCTATACCGCCAATCCCAATATGCATACTCTCTGGATCTTCTACCTCGATCTCAATATCCTCTTGAGGACTCACATCTAATGGAGGTACATCTGTATATAAAGCTTTGTCAAAGTTTGTTGCCATGTTGGCTCCTAGTAATACGCACGCTTGCGTCTAAAATAAGTAGGCTCATCTTCTTCGTCAGATTCAAGCCTGAGAAATCCACCCTGCCTGAATCTTATCAGTGCTTGGGTGGTACTGTCCACATAGTCGTCATGCTCGGCATTAGGAAATCTAGCGATCTCCTCAATCACTTCATCTGCCCAATGCATATCAGGCGCCCATACCTTTCCCGACTTAAACAAATCAGTCGTCGAGTTTAACCTAACAAACTTGTCATTTCCCCTCGTCGGCGTATATTCATAAATCGGTATTCCCATCCTTTGCATTTCAAATATCAATGGGGCTCCAGCCGCTTTCGCTTCAACGATACACGTATCTGGTTCCCACTCTTTATAAGAAGCCATGGCCGCTTGCTTTAATTCAGGGAACTCAAACTTATTCCTGAACGCATCCAGCAAGATAATATTGATATCCTTTGGGTCTTCGTTTAGATGAAATATGCCCCAGGTTGTACACGCAGAATAGTC